ATGTCCGCTGTGTCTGCCGTATTCACACTGTTGGCCGGGGCGGCGATGTTTGCCGCGCTGGTGGGACTATTCAAGCCTGCGTGGGTCATGCGGTGGGGCAAGCCCACGCGCGTGAAGGCGTTTCTGGTGTATTTCGGATTGATGGCCGTGCTGTCGATGGGTATCGATGCACCGCCGCAGCCGTCGCCTATCCCGGCATCGTCGCATAGCGTTGCATCCGCCCCCGTATCTTCGGCACCGGCCAGTGTTGTGGCGGCGCTTCCTGCTCCTGTGCCGTACATGCTGGTGTCGTCAGAGGACATGTCCGGCGGATCCCGCAAGCGCTGGCGGTATCGCATCGTGCCTGCGGATGCCGACCAGTCCGAGCTTTCGCGACAGAACATGGCGGCCACGGTCATTGCCGCCGCCAAGCACTACGCTGAGACGGGCGGGGCCGCCCTCGTTCAGGTCATTCTGGAATCGCAGGCCGACCGGCGGCCACATGCCGCAACCCAGCTTGCGCGGGCGGAATATTCGCCGGACGGCAAGGGCGCTGGCGGCGAAACCGGCAAGATATGGAGCGTTGTGGGGGGCAATCGGGGCCTTACGACGCAGGAACGCGAGATGGCCAGCATGTGGGCCGAGATGCGCGGCCACTACCAGAAGGACGGCTTTACCGACGAAGATGCGTTAAGCGCCGCCATTGCCAAGCGCATGGGGATATCCGTCCGCGAAGTGACCCTCGCAGCCGTTCTGGCGGAACCGGTGCCCCTTTCACCGGACCAGCTTGCGACCGTTCCGTCCACCGGCCCCGCGCGGTAGCTTTCTCTTCCAATCCATTCGCCCGGTAGCCCCCGGCAGGTTCTCCCCTGCCGGGGGCTTTGCGTTTTATCCCATGGTCAGCGCGTTTCCGTGGCCAGTGCGTCGCGGTGGGCCGCCGCGATGCGGTCGGCAGCGATGCGGTGGTACTCTGGCGACAACTCGATGCCGAGGAAGCGCCGCCCCGTCTCCATGCAGGCCATGCCGGTGGTGCCGCCCCCGGTGAACGGGTCGAGCACAAGGCCGCCGGGCTGCGTCACGGCCAGCAGGTCACGCAGCAGGGCCACGGGCTTGCCGGTCAGGTGGACTTTCTCTGCCGGGTTCACGCCATGCCGCAACACGCCCGGCAGGCAGTTGCGCGTGGCCGGGTTGGCCTTGCGCTTCACCGCATAAACGAGGAATTCGGCATCACGTCGGAATTCCCCCAGCAGGGGCCGGGCGGACGGCTTGTGCCAGACCACCAGCCCTCGCCAAAGCCACCCGGCGGCCTGCACCGCGTCGGTGGTGGACGGAAGTTGCCGCCAGTCCGTGAAGACCAGCAGCGGCGCACCGTCGCGGGCCATGCGCCAGCATTCGGTCAGCCAGAGGGTGGCCCACGTGGTGAAGCTGCGCTGGTCCTTGTTGTCGCCCAGCATGGCCGGGTAGCTGCGTTTTGTGCCACTGGTCTGGTACTTGGTCGCCGGGTCGGCCTGCTTGGCCGTCAGGGTCATCCCACCGCTGGAATACGGCGGGTCAGTGACCACGGCATCCACGCTTTTGCCGGGCAGTTCCCGCAGCACGGTCAGGGCGTCGCCCTGGATGATGGTGGCCACGTCGCCAATGCGTTCAATCGGTCGGTCCATGCGAAGTCTCCTTCGAGGCTCGCTGGCCTTCCGTGCCGGGGGTCGTGCCCCTCACGTGGTTCATGCACCCGCAGCGCGGGCATTTGATGGTGAGGTCGATGGCCTCTCCCTTGGCCAGCAGGCGGCGGCAGTTGCCGCAGCGCACTTCCCGTTGCGTGTGTCCCGTCATGTCGTGCCTGGTGGTGATGGCCATTCGTGCCTGCTACAACCGTGGCCCCCTTGTCTTTCGGACGAGGGGCCATGGAGCAGCGGAACGAACCGGCGGGCTGCTACCCTCCGGGGGCCGTGGCCCGGCGTGCCTGCGCCGGTCCAGTGGGGGCGCGCCAACGCCCCCGCCTGTTCCTCTCGGCTTCGTGCCCGGTCGCGCCGCCTCTTGCAGCTGACGCGACCGGGCCTTTCCTTTCCGTCCCTATTCGATTGTCAGTGAACGAGCCCGTCCTACCGGGGGCCGCGCTACGTGGGGTAACTCACCACGATGGCCTGCACGGCGGCTACGGGTTCCTCACCGGCCTGCGCGGCCGCCAGCCCCTGTTCCAGTTCCACCCGGCGCGCGGTCAGCCGCTCCACCAGATATTCCAGTCCGTCGGGATCCGTGACGGCCATCAGGGCCGAGCCAACGGCCACTCCGGTGGCGGTCGCTTCCGCCCCGGCCAGCACGCCCGCGAGGGCCGTATCATACCCCGCGCGGATCTCGGCCTGCTTGGCGGCGTGAACTTCCTCCAGCGCGGGCACGGGCGCGGTGCCGCTCCAGCCGTCCGGCAGCGGCCCCAGCGTTTCCACAACCTGCGGTGTGCCATCATCCCGCCAGCCCTGCTTGCCCCGGTGGTCCTCGACGTACTCCCATGCGTCGCCCGTGATGGTCAGCACGCGCGCAAACCCCGCGCGCGGGGGGGGCAACGGCACGGCCTCGGCGGCCACGGCATCGGCCGGAAGCGCCACCCACGGCGCGGGTTGCGTCCAGTCCTCGGTGCGCAGGTACTCGCGCGTCTGCCTGTCATGGATATGGATGGTGGGCATGTGTTGCTCCCTAGACGTAGATGATGAACATGACGGCGGCGTTCTTCATGCGGGTTTCGGTGCCGCCGGTGGCACCCGTGCCGTTGGATCCCGAGCTGTAGCCGTTGTTGTTCGTGTCCGTGCCTTGGCAACCTTTGTTGCCCAGAGAGCCGCTGGCACTGTTCCGGCTTTGGGTGTGCACGTGGCTGGCGAATTCGTCGGCCTGAAAGCTGCCCAGCACGCGGTCGGCATCCAGCCCCCGGCCATGGTCCCACCCGCGCGGTGCGACGCCACGCATGTCCAGCAGGCGAATGTGGGTTCCCGCCACGTCCCGCACCCCGGCATCCGTGCAACGGTAGAACGCCTCGGCCGTGGCGTTTGTCGTCGCGCCGCACCACTTGCGCAGCAGGCGGGGGAATGTTTCCAGCGACACCACGTCGCCATTCAGTTCCAGCCCCTTGGGCAATCCGTCGGCCAGCACGGGGATGGCCTCGTTCCCCCACATCACGATGTCACCGGCCAGCATGTCGCGCATGGCTGCCGCCACATCGACAGATTCCAGCGCCTCGCCCAACTGGGACGGCGAAACATACCCGTTGCCGGTTCTCGCCTCGACCTCCTCGTCCGTGGCCCGACGCACGAATCCCGGCGTTTCCTCCGTGGCATAGGCATGCCCGTGGGTGGCCAGCGCCTCCGCCAACGCATCCAGCCGCCCGGCGTGCGCGTCGGCAGCCGCATCATGCCCCTCCACCACTTGCGTCACGTACTGGCGCACGTACTGCTGGGTGGCCATGGCCGCGCTGGCGATGGTCAGGGTCACGGCGGCGGAATTGGTCAGCGGCAGGCGGATGCGTTCGGTCACTTCCACCGCCGTGCCCTCGGCTATCAGCGGCTTGTAGGTTTCCGCGTGCGGCCCCACGGCCACCATGTCGCCAGCCTCGTCGAACAGGCCCCATTCGCGGATGAAGAACCCGCCCACGTTGAAGGGCAGCACCACGTCGGCCACCACCTCGGTGGGGGCGTCGGGGTTGACCATGACGGCGTTGACGTTGCCGCGCCACTTCTCTGCCGCAAGGCCGGTCCAACTGGGCGCGGGTGCGGGCACGCTGCCCCCGCCGTCGCCCACGGCAATCTGCCGCAGCACCAGGGGCGCGCCCCCGGCGTAGGCCGCCGCCAGCTTTTCCAATCCCTTCGCGGTCCAGATGCCTTTCAGCTCATCGCTCATGACGTAACCTCGCGTACTTCGTGTCGGACGAAAATGTATTGCACGGCCACCACCCCGGCTTGCAGCGGGGCGGGCGGGAACGGCGCTTCGGAACCGGTGGCCACCACGTGCTCGACCACAACCGATGTGGTCAGCACGGCCCCCAGCGCCAACGGTGCCGCGCCCCGACCGGTGAACTGCACCAGTCCCACCACCGAGCGCGCGGGCTTGTACTCGTTGACCAGATCCAGCACGGCTTCGATGTCGGCCTGCCCGAACAGCGCGGGCGGGTTCAGCAGGCCCACGTCGAAGTGCGCCCACAGCTCGGCGTTGTGGTCGCGCAGGTTGCGCACCCTGCCGCCGGGGTAGCCGTATTCCTCCAGGATGCGCGGCAGCCCTTCCACGGTGCCGCCCATGGCGTGCCAGGCGTAGGCCCGTTCCACCCGGCGACGGTGGCGGTCGTCGTCATCGTGCCGGGTGCGCGGCGCGCCGCGCGATGCGCCGTAGCCCTGCATCAGCGCCTGTTCCGCCGTGGTCACGATCCATTGGTCGCGCGTCCAGCGGATGTCCTCGCGCACGGTGTCCAGGTAGTCGGCCAGCCCGCGCGCGATGACGGCCAGCGGCCCCGGACGAAAGATCCACGGCCACGCCAGCCGTTCGCGGAAGTATGACCAGAACAGGCCCGCCACGTTATGCGTCCTCCTGATGCCGTCCGCCCGCGCTGATCGCTGCTATCCCCATCCGTAAGGCTCGCGCATGGCGCTTGCCTAACGGCTGCGGTCCTGCGCGGGACGGACTCTCGCTTGCGGGGCAAAGCCCCTGCTGCGCTCGCGCTGCGCGGCTGGCCGCCGTCCTGGCGGCCCTGACTCCGGCCTGCTGCTTGCGCATCATGCCTCCGTCACCCAGCGGGCGGTCACGGTCAGGCTGTTCAGGGTGGCCAGCCCGTCGGCGGGAATGTCCACGTCGCCAACCGGGCTGGCCCAGTTGATGCGCTTCACCCCGGCAATGGAGACGATGCCCGCCGCCATGCGGTCGCGCACCACATCGTGCCCGATGCCGAAGGCGGGCACCTCCGGCTGGTCACCCTTGAACAGCGCCTCCACCCACGCGCGGGCGGCCAGCACCGTGGCGTTCGCGTCGCCGGAAAGCAGTTCCAGTTCCATGGCCACGTCCACACCCACCGGCGTGGGGGCCTTCACCACCACGTCGTGGTTGATGCGGATCTGCGTGGCGATGGCGGCGCGCACCGCCTGCAACAACTGTTCGGTGGGCTGGCCCGCCGCGCCCTTGACCACCACGTCCACGGTGCCTTCGCCGCGCGGGTGCTGGTCGTCCACGTACACGTCCACCACCCCGGTCACGGACAGGGCCGCCGCCTTGTACGCGGCGCTGGTGATGCCCGCGCGCGCCTGCCACGCCAGCGCGTACCGGCGGCGCAGCAGGGCGTCGGATTCCGCGTCGGCCCCTTCCTCGGTCAGCCAGCCCGCCGCGTTGCTCACCGCGCCGATGCCGGGCACCGGCGTGGCCAGCTCCACGATCTGGCCGGGGGCCGCGTTGGCCGCCGCGCCGTATTCCTCGGCCCGCGCCATGACGGCCACCGCACCGGCCCCGGCGGGCAGCACCGCGTCGGACTCGGTGACGTAGCGGTAGACCATGCCCCGGCCATCCGGCAGCGTGCGCACGATGCGCCCGGCGGGGATGCGCACGTTGGGCGTGTCCGTTCCGCCGCTGGCCGACGTGGCCGCCCGGTGGAAGGTCACCGTGCCCCGCGCCTGCGTGGCCTGCTTGCGGGCCAGTTCTATCTGCTCCGCGTGCAGGTCGAGGAAGTCGCCGGTGGCGTTGGCGGGCACGGCCTGCTGGAACACCTGCTCCAGCAGTTGGTAGAGCTGCCACAACCCCCACGCGAAAAGCTCTATGAGGCCGCGCGCGATGCCCTTGTTCAGGTTCAGGCGCTGCGGCAGCCAACCGTGCGCGGCGTACTCGTCCTGCACGGCCTCCATGCGGGCGTAGAGTTCCCCGCGGATCTGCTCCAGCGATTTAGAGAGACGCAGGGAGGACCGGCGAAGTACGCCTTCGCCGGAACTCTGGGGGGTCTGGGGGGCAGCGCCCCCCGTGTCATAGGCTGACATCTTGAACCACCAGTTCGCGCACGGACTTGTCGGCGCGCAAGATGAGGTTTGAGGGCTGGTCCTCGCCGATGAACGTCCACGACACCTCGGCCTGCACGGTGCGCTCGTCCCACGTGAAGACCGTGGTGCGCACGCTGCCCACCTGCACGCGCGGGTCCAGCTCCACCCGCAGGGTCACCTCCGCCTCGAAGGCGATGCGGGCACCCTCGGTGTTCTCCTCGAAAATCCAGTCGTGGATCAGGCTGCCCCAGCCCTGGTCGTAGAAGAGCGAACCCAGCCGGGTGAACAGGCGCAGGCGGATGTCCTGAAGGCCCGTTTCCACACCTTCGGTCAGGATGAACTCGCCGCTTGCGGCAACGAGGGCTTGGCCTGTATCGTCGAGGGCGATATCTTGGCCCCACATGGTGCTAAAGCTTGTGTTCATGCGCCAAATCCGTGTGTGTTTAACAGGGAGGCATTATGGATATCGACGACAACGACAGCAGACTCACCAGTGACGATCCGAAGCGGCGGGAACTTCAAAAGGAATTTTTCAAATGGTGCGACGAGCATCCTGATGCGACGCCTGAAGAAATTGGCACGAAAAAGCGTGAATGCGTCATAAAGTTGCTTGGTTGGAAAAACTTCCAACCTAGATAGATCCCCCGCTGCGGCTGCCCGCGTGGCTGTTGCCGCTCACCGTGCTGTCACCATCCACCGACAGCCCGCCCGTGATGGCCACCGGGCCATTGATGGTCAGGCTGCCGGTGATGGTGCGGTCCGCGTGCTCGCTCACCGTGCCCTTGCCGCCATCGTGGCCTTCGCCCGTCACGTTGCCGCGCTGGATGATTTCCGGGGCCTGCAAGGTGATGGAGCCCGCCGCTTCCACGGTGGCGTTGCCGCCCACCTGCACCAGCCAGTCCGCCGGGGTCATGGCCACGATGCGCCTGCCGGTGTCGATGCGGATTTCCACGCCCTTCTCAAGTTGAATGACGAACTCGCCTACTGCGGCCAGCGGCGCGCCGTGCCCTTGCCAGCGGATGTTGCTGATGCGGGGGTAGTTGGGGTCGCCGTCGTAGTAGGAAAGGTCGCACAGGGTGCCCACCACGGGCGGGCACACCACGCCCCGGTCCGGCCCGCCCCACAGCACCGGCAGTTCCACGCGCGGCACCACAGGCTCGGCGGGGTCGTCTGTCTCGTCGTTGCGCAGGGGCTGCACGTCGGCGTAGTAGGCCCCGTCGCTGGCGTAGGCCGCCACCACCCGCGCCTTGCGTGTCACGCGGTAGTAGTGCCGCAGGTCCGGCATGCACAGCTCCACCGCCCGGCGGATGAGTTGCAGCAGGTTGGCGCTGTTCGCACCGCCGTTAGCCCCAGCCATGGTCCGCCCCGTACCGGATGAACGTCCTGTTGCCGCCGGGCGTAAGCACGTGGCGCACCTCCTGCGCGCGGAACCGCCCGCTGACGCCGCGCCGCGCGTCCTCCAGCCGGAACGGCATGGAGTGGGCAAGGCCCGCCAGCAGTACCGATTCCACCTCGGCCAGCGCGCCCGGCGTGGTGGCCACCTCGTGATTGATGAGGTTTTCGCCGGTGGCCACGGTGTAGAGGGGGCCGGGTTCGTCGCCCGCGCTCCAGCGCAGGCCGTCGGCCCCCAGCCACAGGGCGTGGCGCGAAAGGTCGTGCCCGTGCCCGCGCCGGATGGATTCCGCCAGTTGCCGCACCGCGCGCCACAGGGGCACCGTGGCGAACACCATGTGCGGCAGGGTCACGTCCGGAATTTCCACGGCGGCCACGGCCAGCCCGCTGCGGGACAGGATGCGCCGGGCCACCGCGTCGGCGGGTTCGCCGTGGAAGGATTCGGTGATGGTGGTGCGCGACAGGGCCAGCTCCTGCCCGGCGGCCAGCACGGCCACCGCGTCCGGCCCTGCCGGGCGGAAGCCGTCCACCGTGCCGGTGAACTGCTGCATGGGGCCGCCACGGTAGCCGAAGCCCAGCGAGACGGATTGCCCCAACGCCAGGGCGGCCCGCACCGAGCCGTCCGGGTCGGGCAGTTCCACCTCGGCCCGCGTGATGACCGCGCGGCGGCGGCTGACCACCTCGGCCCGTGGGGAACGCAGCACTTCCAGCCCGCCCACCCGCACGATGATATCCACGCCGGTGATGTCCATCAGCGACTCCCCCTTGCTTTCCTGCCGGACACGTCCACCAGCAGCGATGCCTCCTGCTGCGGCGTGGCGCTGCTGCCCTGCGCGGCGGCCTCTGCCGCGCGCGGGGTCCTGGCCCCGGACTGTTCCACCCGCACGATGGGCGGCACATGCTCCACGAAGGCCAGCGTGGCCCGCAGGGTGTCGTCGGCGTCCGTCTCCTCGCTTTCAAGGCGGCTGAAGACCACCCGCCGGATGCCCCGCGCCAGCAGGTGGCGGTTGGCCACTTCCAGCACCTTGGGGTTCGTGCGGCTGTCCGTGCCCCGGAATGCCCCGTTGATGGTTTCCAGCCGGTCGTAGCAGGTGGCGTCGTCGTCGGTGAGCAGGTCGAGGGTCAGCGTGATCTCGGCGTCTTCCCATCCGAGGGGGGTCTTTCTCTTGCCGGACACGCCGTCCACCTTCTGCTCGTCGAAGCGCACGGCGCAGGCCACGCGCTGGGCGCGCAGGATGCCCGGCAGGGCCACCCCGCCAAGGCGCACCACGCCATCCTCGAAGGTCAGCATGCTCATGCGGCACCGCCTTCCGGCACTCCGTCGTACTCGGCCACAAGGGCCTGCAATTCGGACACGAAGCCCTGCGCGTCGGACACGCCCGGCAGGCTCACGCTGCCGATGTGGATGGTCACCCCCCGCCCGCCGGTGCGGCCCTCGCGCCCTTTGGCGGGCGTTACGCCCACCTCGGCCATGGCTTCCAGCGTGCCGGGGGGCACCGCCGCGCCCAGGGCGTCATCCAGTGCGGCGTTAAGGTCCGGCGCGGCGGCCTGCATGCCCTCGCCCATGGTGGTCAGGGTGGCCCGACCGGATGCGGTCAGCGTGGACAACGGCCCCGCGTCGGCATCCGAATGCGGCAGCAGTTTGGCAACAAGATCCATGGCCCCGCGCACGGCTTCCATGGGCACGGCCAACATGGATTTGATGCCGTCGGCAAACGTGCCCAGCAGCGCCGCCCCGGCGTCGAACAGGCTCACCCCGTTGATGAGGTCGAGAAAGAACTGCACCACGCCCGCCGCCATTTCGATGGGGGCGATGAGCGCGCGCACGGCAATGGCCACCCCTTCGGCGGCACCGGCCACGAAGGTGCCCAGCACCTCGCCGAAGCGCTGCCATCCGGACGCATCAGTGGCGGCCCCGGCCCCGAACAGTGCGACGGTCATTCTGCCCAGCGCGTCGAAAACCTGCCCCAGCGTGGCGGCAATGGCCGAAAACGAAGGCCCAAGGATGTCGGCCATGCGCTGGCCCACCGGGGCCACTCCATCCACCATGCCGGTGAGGAATTCGCGGATGCGGAACACCACGCGGGCCACGGCGGTCACCAGCCCTTCCAGCCCGGCGGCGCGGATGTCCGTGGCCAACTGGCCGCGAATCTCGCCCACGCCGTCGGTAAGGGTGGCGAACACGGCGGCCACGCCCCGGAACACCAGCGAGATGCGCGACCACCAGCGGTCTACGGTATCCGCCATGCCGCCGAAGTTGGTGCGATAGGCCACGTACAGCGCCGCGCCAACGGCGATCAGCGCCCACATGGGCCACGACAGGCCCAGCAGCGCCGCCTTGAGCGGGCCAAGGGCCTTGGCCAGCATGGGACCGGCGGCGGACAACAGCCAGATGGCCCCGGACAGGGCCGTGGCGGCCACCACGGCGGTGGCGACGCCCGCCAGCAGCTTGAGCGCGAATTCCCCGGCCACGGTCTGCGCCGCGCCGCGCAGCATGTCCACGAAGCCACCCACGCCTTCGGCAACTCGCCCTATGACAGGCAGAAAGTAGCTGCCCGCCACGATCATCAGCGCCTTCATCTTGTTGCCCAGCAGGATCAGGGTATTGGCCGTGGTCTTGCTGCGGGTGTCGAATTCCGCCTGCATGCTGCCCGCATAGGCCGAGGCATCACCCACCAGCTCGAACGCCTGCGTCAGGTTGCCCATGTTGGCCAGCAGCGGAGCAATGGCCCCCAGCGCTTCTTCACCGAACATCTCGGTGAGCAGCGACATCTGCAATTCCCTGGGCTTGTCGGCCAGCGCCTGCAACACCTTGAAGATCGTGCCCTGCGCGTCGGTCTGCATGTCCTTCGCCATCTGCGTGACCGAGAAGCCCAGCGAGCCGAAGGCCGCCTGCGCGTCCTTGCTTAACGCCGTGCCCTTGACCAGCGTGGACGTGAATTTCTTCAGCGCCGTGGACGCGATTTCGGGCGAGGCACCGGCGGACAGGAACGCCGCGCCCAGCGCCGCCACCTGCGTTTCCGCAAGGCCCGACGCCATGCCCACCGCGCCCACGCGCTGGATCACCTCGCCCAGCGCCGGGGCGGTGGCGTTCATGTTGTTGGAAAGGTGATTCACGCTGTCCGCCAGCGCGTAGACGCGCGGCAGCGACAGATTCATGCCCGCCCGCCAGTCGGCCATCATCTTGCCCGCCTGGTCCCCGGTCAGGTCGAAGGCCACGCCCATCTTGGCGGCCTGTTCGGCGAACTCCGTAAGGTCGGCCTTGGCCACGCCGCTTTGCGCGGCGGCGGCCACGATGGCCGCCAACCCGTCCGCCGCCATGGGGATGCGGGTGCTCATGTCCAGGATGGTGTCGGACATGGATTGCAGCTCGCCCGCGCTTTCGAAGTTCACCACCTTGGCCACGTCGGCCATCGCACTCTCGAAGGCGATGGCCTCTCGCGCGGCAAGACCCAGCGTGGCCAGCAGCACGGCGGCGGCCACGGCAACCGGAGCCATGGAAATGGCCAGCTTGCCCATGCGCCCGCCAAGGCCGTCGGCAGCCTGCGCAAGCTGCTTCATCCTGCCGGTGATGAAGCCGAGCGGGCCGGAAATCATGTCCTGCAAGGACATGGTGGCGAAGACGCTGAACACTTCCATGGCGGGCCTATGCTTTTGTCCGTGCGCCCATGATCTGGGCGAGGGTCTTGATGTGGCGTTCTTCCAGAAACAGGGCCTGCGCAACCTGCCCGGCCCAGTCTTCCCAGTCGTCGGCGGGCTCGGCATGCAGCCAGTGACGGATCATGGCGTCATACTGTCCGAGCCCGCCAAGCCGCTGGCGGGCGGCGTCAATCAGTTTCCCAGGTCGCCGAGGCCCACCGCCTTGATGAGCGCGCTGCTCATGGTGGTGACGAGGCCGGGGTAACTGTCCGCGTCGGCGAGAAACCGGGCGCGGTCGTCGGGGTGGATCACGTCGAGGATCAGCGCGCGCGACGCCTGTGCGGGGTTGCGCGCCGCCGTGGACTGCAACCGCTTGATGTGCGTGGGCGAGGGCTTGGCGAAACGGTAGGACACGGCCACTTCCGTGTCGGCCCAGCGGTCGGTCCAGCTGTGCTCGAAAGCGGCATAGGCACGCCCGGAAGGGGCGGCCCCTTCGGCGTCTGCCGAGGTGGCGGAAATGGCCTGCGAGGTGTTGGCGGGGTCGGGCATGATGCCTCCATGCGGGTTGGCGTTTGGGCAGGTGAACCTGCTACGCCGCTACCCTAGCGGAGGCCGAAAGGCGGGGCCGGAGGCAGTGGGAGATATGCGGGGAGATATTGTCAAGCAGGAGAAAGACTGCGTTCGTATTATGGTGCTTTGAGGCAAGACGCTACGGACGCAGCGCATGCCAAGGCTGACACAATAAAAATTGCCCAGAATTGTTTATCGGCAATTCTTCGATTCTTATATGTTTCCTCATTTGTCGATTCATTGTGAACATTAATCTTTACGAGATTACTATCTATTTGTACAAGAACGTCATTCATGCGTTCAAGCATTGCAGGCATTGACGCCGTGCTTTCTGCTGCTATTTGATGAATCCTTGCTCTATTTGCTATATCTTCATGAATTCTTAGAAAACTATTGTTGCTTTCTTCAAATGCCTTTTCAATGCCACTAGGCACCATCGTTGCGATGTTAAGTGGATTGATGTCAAATTTTTCACTTAAGTCATGTGGTATCTGCGATTGTAACGCAGTCTTTTTCATTTCTTCAAATTGCTTTGACAGCAGACTTGAACCACAAAAATCTTTGAACATTTCTTTGCTAGAGCCAGATAGCGCACTCAAATCCCTGTCCAGCCCACTAAGTCGAAGCGCATCTTTATGCTTTTTATTTATTTCATCAAATGCACTAACCTGTGAAAATTCTTTAAATTGATCAGCTATGGATTTCAGCGGATTGTTTTTTTGAACTTCATATAGCGCACGAGCTGCACTCATAGAATCGTTATGCTTAACGAATTTTTTGTATAACTCGTCATCAATGCAGCTTTTTCCGACCATAAGATCGGCAGAAATTGATTTTATTGCGTCTTTTATCCTGTCGTTTCTGCTTGTATCATCCATAGTCGCGCCTATGCCGTCACCTGAAAAACTATCAATGTTCAAAAAATCATGGTTCATCTTCTCTTTTAGCTTTCCCAATGCGTCTACATCTATAGAGCCTGAAGCGCATTCAACGCCAAGAGATGCGCACAATGCGCGCAAGATCATAACTGATGAATTCTCATCTATAGCATAGATATCATCTTGTGAAAGTTCGCAATATATTTCACCTCGCTTGATTGAAAATGAATGATGCAATAAAAACAAATTTAGTATAACTATTGCATCGCCACTATTCTTATTCACGACTTCAGGAGATTCCTTTGTTGAAAAGAAAATTCTGAAATCGCCAATACCCTCAACTGAAAAATCAATAAAATCGCAGCATTCTTTTTCTTCGCACGTCATGTCGAATCCCCCTGCAGGAGAACATGCCTGATATGGCGCAAGTACTATTCTTCGCTTGCACAATTTCTAAGTAAGTTGCGCACGCATCATTCACTGTCAATCGTGGTCTACTGTTCCAAATTCAGCGCTCTTAAAAAAGCCATTGCTTCACCTTCAAACATGTCCGCAAGATCGTCAAGAGTCTCAAAATTATCACCTTCTATGTGAGACAAGAATATGCAAAATGCTTGTGCTATGCCATAAGGAACATCCATATATGGCATTTCAGGAATTTCCCCGATGTCTACATGGGCAGCAAATTTATTACGAGCCTTAACCATTTTTTTCTTTGCCCTTTTAAAGCCATCCAAATCCATTCCGCATTCTGCAAATATGACAGATTCAACCTTATTGATATATGCATCCTCTTTGCATATTAGCGTTCCATCTGTAGTGTAGTGTTTTTTGAATAACTTTTTCCAGTGTGTTTTGTTGTTTTCAGATCCAAAGATCTTGCACCAATCAATAATAAAACTCAAAAACATTTTGTTACATGTGTGAGTGGCGTAATTCTTGATTCTTTCGTCTTCTATGTTGCCCAATAATGGCCTTATTTCTTTGTAGTAAGCCCTGCACCGTCCTATGGACTTGAGCAGATCGAATTGCCACGCCAAAACACTGCTCGATATGGTGTAAAACCCTTCGCGGTCATAGTTGACAAGATAAACCATAATCCACCTCATTTTTTGGCAGTTTCTCCAAATAGCCTACCCTGGAGCACCCATACTTTTAAATATCATATGGCAAATAATAAATCAGTTAGAAAGGCCGGGTCACCCCGGCCTTTCTCATCTCTCTCCTTCCTTGCTCCCCCTTACCCCGTCAAACTGCTCACCTTCCGGTCCACCTTGGCGGGCACGCCGTTCCACAGGATGGGCGAGAGGATGGTGATTTCGCACTTCACCTGCCCGGCGTTGTCGTCGCCCTGGGCGGACGAGGTGTCGAAGCTGGTCACCTTGCACGCGGGCAGGGTGTCCACAATGGTAGGCTGGTCACTGTTGGCGTAGCTGACCACCACCGGGAACGGCGTGTGGTCGTAGATACCGCCCGCGCCGGAACTGGCCATCTCCTTCTTCAGCCGCTCGAATTCGTCGCGGTCCAGCGTGAACGATCCCGACGCCTCGTAGTTCTTGCGGCCATAGCCGCGCGCGGTGGCCCCGCGCCCGTAGCGCGGTTCCACGCCTTGGCCGTCCTTGTAGCTGATGTCGGTAATGCCCACCGTTTCGCCCTGCGGCAGGCGCACGGTGATGTCTTCCCAGTCGTAGTTCTTGCCGTTGACGGCCATGGTGCCCTCCTATGCTGCCGCCGTCAGGCGCGGGTCGAACGAACTGCCCGCGTAGGCGTAGTTGGCGAACAGCTTGATCTGCCGGATGATGGGGATGCCGATGAGCGTTGTTTCCACGGCCACCCCGTTGTTCACGTAGTCCTGCCCCGGCGGGATGGCCACCACGTAGGCGGCCAGTTCCGGCGGCACGGCGGCGGTCATGGTGGTCAGCGCGGTTTCAAGGTTGGTGCGCAGGTATTCCAGCCCGCCCGCGTTTTCCGGCACCAGCGGGTCGCCCAGTTCGTCGTACATGGATTTCAGCGCCGCGATGCGCAGCTTGCGCACGGCCTTGAACACCACGCGCAGCACTTCCTCGTACTGGAAGTCGCTGGTCACCTCGGCCATGGTGCGCGAATCGCCCCAGTAGGCGCTGCGCAGCCCGGCGTAGACCTTTGCGGTAAGAAAGCCCGCCTTTTCCAGCGCGGCCTGCACCGCCTCGTTCCAGCCTTCGGGCAGGGTGCCCTGCGATATGCCGCCGTCGCGCACGCGCCCGGTGGCCCGCTGCACGGGGATGGACAGCACCCGCCCCGCCTGCAATCCGCCCCAGTTGCGCAGCTTGCGCTGGCCCGTGGCATCGCTGACCTCGCCGTACTGGGTGCATACCTGCACGAAGCGCCCGGCAAACGCGGCCCGCTCGGCCAGCATGACGGCTACCCAGTCGTTGATGTCCTCGCCGTCGCGGGGCAGGCGGCTTTCCATCTTGAAGTAGGTGGGCCGGTGCAGGTTCCACAGCTCGTCGGCCTTGGCCTGCGCCGCCGCCCAGTCCACCGAGTCGGACGGGCCGACGATGTGTACGAACTCCACGTCGTACAGTTCCAGCGGGCGTTCGATGGCGGTCATCACATCCACGATGGACGGCACCGGGGCCTGCAACGTGGCCGTGTAGGTGGTGCCGCCCTGGTAGTCGCCAGCGGGAAAGGTGATGGCCACCCCGGTGTCGCCCGCCGTGGCCGCGCCATCCACCGGAATGGTGCGCACCGCGCCGTAGTTGTCCCCGCCGTCCAGCGACAGGCGGTAGGTGCCTTCATTGCGCGCGCCGCCGCTGACCACTTCCAGCACCAGCTGCGCCTCTGCCCTGGGGGTGCCCGCCAGCGTGATCTGCGGGCCGCCGCCGATGCGCGTCACCGGACCCACCGCCGTGCGCACGGTGAACCGGTAGGCGGTGCCCGCCTTCAGCTCGCCGTCTTCGGGAAAGGTCAGGGTGACGCCGGTGGCCGCGATGGTGACCTGCGTTGCCGATGCCTGCTGGCTGCCGAACGTCGCGCCCCCATCCGGAGAGATGCGCACCGGCGCAAGGCCCACGGCCCCGTCGGCCACCACTTCCACCACCACGTCGGCGTTGGCCTGCGGCACGCCGCTGGTGGCGCAGGCCGCGCCGGGGCCGCTTTGCCGCACCGGCGAGATGTACCCGGCGGGCTGCCCGGCCACCGGCACGGCGATGACCACGGGGTTCTGCCCCCCGGTGGCGAAGATGTCGCGCAGGGCATCCACCAGCGGCCCCACGCCCAGCAGGCCCGCAAGGTCGCTGCGTTTGCCCAGCAGGTAGCCCTTGCCCGGCTGGCCCCCGGAGCACACGCCCACGATCATGGCCGTGCCGTCTACACCGCCGGGCGCAAGGCCCGACGTGCCGTCCACAAGATATTCCAGTACGTCGCCCATGGTGCCTCCTTGCGGCTAACGCCCGCCCTGCGGACGCACGCCCAGCGCGGTCAGGGCCGCTTCGTAGGTTTCTGCGGCAACGCGCTTGCCGGGCTCCCAGCCCTGCATGCGCGCCAGCGCCGCCTGCTGCCAACTGGGCACGCGGTACAGCGTGGCCAGCTCGTCCAGCGAATGCAGCGTCGCCGCGGGCTGGTCCTGCCTCGTGGTGGCTGCGGCGCCATCGCCATCGGTCGCGGCGGTGGCATTTTCGGTTGTGTCGGCCTGCTGGCCGCCCTGCTGCGGAGTGGCGGCCTGCTGCGGCGTGTCGCTGGCGGTTGCCTGCGTCTGCGTGGTGTCGGGCGCGGCCTGCGCCGTTGTCTTGTCCGTCTTGCCCTGCGTGCTCTTGGGCGCGCTCTTGGTCGCGGTGTTGGCCATGTCAGTTGCCTCCTCCCACGTGGGGAACGATGTTGATGTCGGTCAGCAGGCGGACCTCCTCTTCGGTGGCCACCCGCCATGTGAAGTCGATGGTGAACAGGCGCGAACGCTTGGTGAACGGGGCCACCACCGCGTTGCCCACGCGGCGCTCGGCGTAGCCCTGAAACTCCGCCCGCTGCACGCGCACCGCCACCCACAGGCCCCGCGCGTCGTTCAGCCCGCGCGGCAGCGCCGCCACGAAGGCCGGGCAGAAGCCGTCCAGCCATGCCTCGTCGTCGGCCAGCACATGGGCCACCACGGGCAGGCGCACGGTGTACAGTTCGCGCCTGGTGCGCTGGACCGGCGGAATGGCTGTCACCTCGCGCCGCCGGTCCAGCACGCGCCCGGTGCGGGCGAATGTTTCCGTCAGGTACTGCACCTCCACGCGGGGTCGGGGCAGCGTGGCATTGTCCTTGGCGCTCTGGCCGGTCACCCGGTCGGCAGGCAGCCCGGCGGCTTCCGCCGCCTGCCGGATCACCTCGTGCGCCAGCGTTCTCATCTCTTTCCTCCGAACGCGGCGGCGATGTGGTTGGCCAGCAGGTCGCCCACTTCGGCCTTGTCCTCGGCGGAAATGCCGATGAAGGGCCGGGCGGGCATGGTCACGGCATGGTTGCGCCCGGTCTGGCCGCCTTTCTGGTGGATGGCCGCGTATTCCACCGACGTGCCCACCAGAACCGCGTCGGCCGTGGTGGCGTAGCCGATGGAGTTGCGCAGCCGGGCGGTATCCACCAGCGTCACGCCGCCTTCCTGCTGCGCCCGCGCGGAAGGATTCCACGGGTCGCCTTCGGGGCTTTCCCCGTCCCGGAACCGCTTGACCGTGGACGACACCAGGGTTTCGCCCACGGACCGGAGCAGCCCGCGCCGGTCGGCAAGGCTGCGCGCCGCGCCGCCCACCACCCGGTCCAGTCCGCCCCAGTTCAGGGTCACGCCGGTCTTGCCCATCAGAACCTCCTCAGATCGAAGAGCGGGGGCCGGGTGACCACGGCCACGCTGGCTTCCTCGCGGTCGGGGTTCAGTTCCACCGCCGGGGGCGGCAGCTTCAGCCGCCCGTCCACAAGGTCGTTCAGCATGGTGGTCACGTGCTTCCATTGCCGTTGCAGCGGAATCCATTCGTTGTCCGTGCTGCCCTCGGTATCCACCAGCGAGGTGATGGCCTGCACGATGCGGTAGGCCGCGATGACCGAGGTGATGTAGCGCAGCAGTTCCGGCACCTCCGGCAGCGGGGTAACGTAGCGCCACACCAGCATGGCCGTGACCTCTCTGGACACGGCGGCGATGGTGCGCTCCACGATGCCGGGGTTCTTCGCCTCGGCCACGGCCACGTAGTCGGCCAGCAACAGGTCTGTGATGTGCTCGCGGGTGCAGTATTCCATGGCCGTTCCGGGGGTTTCAGACTGGTTTCAGACTAGTGTGAGGGGTTTGGCGCGGGCCTGTGTTCGATCCTCGTCTTTCCGGCGGGCGCAAGCGCCATCCGTGATGCCGACCCGTAGCGTGCGGGAAGTCGCCCCGCCGTCGGGCGCTACAGGGATTTTGTTCACCGGCAAGGAAGGTCCGCCGCGAGCGAGGGAGCGTACTTTTTTGGTACGTGACCGCAGCGCGCGGCGTGGCCTGACGCAGCCGGTGGGCAAAAGGACGTAGCGCCTAATCAACGACAATGGCCTTGCAGATGGTCTTCGGGTTGCGGGCAGGCAACGGCTTGGACTGGGCGATGAGGCGGAAGCCCGAATCGCCGGGCAGCGGCTCCGGCACCACGTAGAACGGCGTGGCCGCGTTGGCCGCGCTGATGGAGTCGATGGCGCAGTACCAGACCTTGCCGGGCGCATCGGTGGCGTAGGCCACCAGCGCCTTGGGCTCCAGCTTGTTGGTCCACTCGCCGCTGACGGGATGGGGGTAGGCCTCGTCCATGAGGGTGACGGCAAAGCCGCCGATGACCAGCTTGCCCTGCTCCTGGCCGATTTCCACGCGCAGGCCCTGCCCGCTGTCGGCGGTGCTGGTCCACGCCTGGCAGATGTCCAGCAGCACCGAGAAGACATCGGACCCGGCATGGAACGCCACCTTGCCGCCGATGCCCGCCTGACGGATGGCCGTGCGCATGGCCAGCAGCAGCTTGTAGGCCGCGCTGGCCTTGGAATCGTCGGTCAGCATGGCCGCCGGGGTGTGGGTGAGCACCGGGCCGTAGTCGATGACGTAGCTTTCGTGCCCGCCGCCATCGATGCGCGAGGGCCAGTTCACCTTGCCGGTGTACAGCACCACCGAGGCCATGGCCTCGGTGGTGTCGCGCACCAGGCGGCGCAGCGAATCCACCTTGCTGGTGCGCCACGTTTCCAGCGCGGCGGCGTTGCCGAGGATCAGCCTGAGGTCGTTCAGTTCCGCCGCCGTCACTTCGATGGACGGCTTGACCGGCTTGGGCGCGATGAGCTGCACGTCGTACCCTTCGCCGCCCACGGCCACGGGCTGGCCGCCGCGCCGCACCACGGGCACGGTGCCCACGATGCGGGTCAGTTCGCCCACGCCCACCACGGCAAAGGGGTGGGTGGGCCGGTCGGGAAAGGCGGTGTCCAGCACCGTGGTGGCAAGGTCGGGCAGCTTGGTCAGCGTGGCCGCGATGGCCTGCGGGGTGAAGATGTTCTTGAGCGAAAGCAGCATGGGAATCTCCTAGACGGAATGGATGGTGGCCTGCGCGAGCAGGGCGGTTTCCGTGGCGGTCAGCGCCGCGCCGCCAGCCTTGGTCAGCACGGCGGCCCGCACGGTGCCGTGGGCCAGATAGACGCACGTGGGCAGGGTGGCGGTGTCGCACGGCAGGTCGCACACCCCGGTGGGGGTGGCCGCGCCATCCCACGGCACCAGCTTGCCGTCGCCGTCGCGCATCAGCACCAGCCCGGCGGGATAGATGCCGTTGTTCTGCTTCACCGCGCCGCTGCACAGCACCGGTGGGTGGTCCATGGTGTGGGCGTGGTCGCCCTTGAAGGAAAAGGTGCCGAGCACGCCTTCGTTCAGGGTCATGGGGGTGCCTCCTTGCGGCTAGATCTTGCGGGAAAGGTCGACGGGGGCGGCAGCAGCGGCAGCGGTCGGGGCCGAGAAGGCCGGGCCAGCCCCGGCGGGCGGCGCAACCGGTTGCAGGAACGGCGCGGGGGTGCGGCCTTCCAGCTGCTTCCAGAAGCGTTCCTCCAGCGTTTCCTTGCCGCCGTCGCTGAACTCCACGGGTTCGGGCACCTTGGACAGGGCGTCCACCTGCGCAAGGATGTCCTTGTGCTCGCCGGGGGTGACCTTGCCATCGGCGGTCAGGCGTTCCAGCCGGGCCGTGCGCGCGGCTTTGGCCTGTTCGCCCCTGTAGGCGGCGAATTCCTGTTCGGCGCTGGCCTTGCCTTCCTCTGCGGCGGTTCTGGCCGTGTCGGCGTCGGCGCGGGCCTTGTCGCTGGCGGCCAGCTTGTCCTTCAGCTCGTTGTTGGCCGTGGTCAGGCTGTTGACCTGCTGTTCCAGCGCGCCAATGCGCTTCTGAAGATCTTCCATATCCATGCGGGTTCCTCCGGGTGCGGGGTGTTCGGGGGTGTGGGCGGCAAAGCGGATGACAATGGCGTCCGAGCCGTCGCCAAGCTGCACCGGCCCCAGCCCCTTGATGGCGGGCGGCACGCCGCCCAGCAGGCCCACGTGCCGCAGGCGCTTGCCGCCGGGGTGCAGGGCCATGGACACGTACCGATAGGAGCCACTCTGCACGACCTCGCGCACTGTTTCCGGAACCTGTGCGAGCTGTGCGAACAGATCGGCCCCGGTGCGGCGCAGCGCCCGCACCCAGCCGTAGGCCGGGGAATCGGTTTCCGGGTGGCCGATGACCAGCGGGGCTTCTTCCTGCTGCGGGTCGTAGTTGCGGACGATGGCGTCGAAGTCTGCGCTGGTGAAGGTGCGCGGCGTGCCCTGGCTGTCGGTCCACGTGCCGGTGCGGGCGATGCGGATCCACGGGTTGGCGCGGGGGGCGGCGTCCTGTGCGGCGTTGGGGGTGGGCATGTTGACTCCTTGTGCGTGGCGCGTTATCGAAAAGGTGGAAATGTCGTGGCGGCGTACCCTGAATGCCCTGACCGAGCAGGGGTCGTAAGCAAGGGTGCCGCCTGCCCGGAAGGCCGCGTGACTTCCGGGCCGTTTTCGTTTCAGGGTTCGCGGTACAGCAGCACCCCGGTGCGCTGGGCTTCGAGGTATTCCAGTATTCTCCGCTCCGACCTGTCTGCCTTGGGCATGAAGGCCGTGGTGCCCACCCAGCCCCGCCCGTTGACCAGGTTGCACACGCCGAATCCCCCCACCTGCTTTTCGCCGTCCCGAAACAGCCGGATCATCCGGAGCGTCGTGCATGCCTTGCCCGACAGTTTGGCGGGCACCTGCCAGATCTCCCACGGGGATTTGATGGTGCGGGCCAGCAACAGCACGTGCTGGTCGCGGGCGTTCTTGGAGAGCTTCCAGTCGCCGGTGGCCTTGTCGATGAACAGCCCCTTGCCGATGACCACGGGCAGCTTCACGCCCGGCAGGCGGATGGCCGTGCTGGCGTGGATGTCCGTCAGGCCGAATTCCTTCAGGAAGGCCAGCACGTAGTCCGCCGGGGCAAGGCCGCGCGGCAGGATGTCTGCGTTGGTCACGGGCAGGATGTGGCGGGGATCCAGCTTGGCCAGCGGGGGGCGGCACGGGTCGTCCTTCTGGCCGGGGTCCGCAAAGGCGGGGCCGCCGCGCCTGCACAGCACGAGGGCCGGGGGAAAGGCGACCGTGCCGTCATCGAGCGGGCCGGGGGCCAGCCCCGCCAGCCAGTCCCGACCGGGGTTGACGGCAAAGCCCCTGTCCGCGCCGGGCATGGCCACGAAGTGCTCCATGCCGGTGGCCGGGTCCGTCCATACCGTGGGGCCGGGCATGTCGCGCCGCACGGTCAACCCTTCGCGCTCCACCTGCCGCCGCGACAGCGAACGGACCCCGCACCGGCAGCGGAAGCCGTTGGGCGGGTAGTTGGCGTTCCAGAATTCGTGGTCCGCCGGGTAGACCATGCCGTCCAGCGCGGCATGGCTTGGCCGGGTGCGCCGGTCGCCCACGGCGTCGTACTGCCAGAAGGGGCGGTCCTGCACCGTGGCCCGCTGCTGGGCGTAGCGCCCGGCCTGATACGCCTGCTGCACGTTGGTGCGGAACAGGTTTTCCACCCGCCACGCAGTGCCGGACCAGCCCTGCTCTTGCAGTATCTCGCCGATGCGGCCCTTGAACGTGGCCAGCGATTCCCCTTTCTCCAGCGCATCGGCCAGCGCCGTTTGCAGCGCCGCCACCCGGTCCAGCCGGGCCATGCCGGAAACGGCAAAGGCCCGCGTGCGGGCCGCGTCTGCCATGGCCCGGAAGGCTTCGGGCGTGACCGGCACCTTGCCGCGCCAGAAGGCCAGCGCCTCTTGCGGCGGCAGCGGATTGACCGAGATGCGGGCGGGGGTGCGGGGCATGCTAGCTGTCCCCTTCATCATGCACCGCAGCGCGCCCGTAGGCCGTGGACGCCAGCATCATCTCCGCCAGCAGGTCTTCCAGCTGGTCCGGCCCCATGTGCGCGCCAAGGTGTTCGGCCAGCAGCAGTTGCAGGTCTTCCCAGCTTTCGGCGGCGTGCAGAGCCTTCTCAAGTTGCGTGACGGCGGCGGCGTTGGCGGCCATGGCGGCGGGAAGGTGCTGCCTGATGGCGTCATCAAGGGTGGCCTGCGCGGCTGCGGTTGCGGACGGGCGGGCACCGGCGGGGGCGGACGCGAACAGGGGGGAATCTGTTTGCGAGGACGCGGGCCGGGCCGGATCCTCCGCCGGTTCACGCACGTCGAATTCTTCCGGATCCAGGCTGTAGGCCCGCTCGAAGTGGGGTTTCTTCCACACCACGCCCACGTCGGACAGGGTCTTGTCCAGTTGCGCCCGCGCCTGAAGGTCTTCCGGCTCGTCGTAGGCAAAGACCGGGGCCAGCGCCGCCGGGCGGTTCACCTGCGCGTACAGCCACGCGATTTCGTTCAGGGTGGCTTCCACCAGACGGCGGTCTGCCTCGGCAAGGTCGTCGGCCACGTCCTTGTGCGTTTCGGACGCGGCGCGCGAGCCGTTGCGGCCATCCAGTTCCACGGTCAGGGTCTGCCCCATGAGCACCTTGGAAATGGAGGCGTCCCACCGGCGCAGGAACCTGTCGTGCAGGTCGCCCACCTGCCCGGACACCGTTTCCAGCCGCACGTCTGCCCCGTAGGGGATGACGGCCACCGCGTCCTGCACCATGCGGGCAAGGTCTTGCGCCATGGCCCGCTTGTCTTCGCGCGTGGCCTTGGCCGGGGCCACGCCCACGGCCCACGGCATGCCGTAGCGTTCCACGAAGGTGGTGTAGAAGGTGATGCCGCCCTTCTTGAACGCCACGGGCCACAGGCAGCGCGACAGCAGGCGCAGCCCGTAGGGGTTGCGATAGGTGGGGTGGTGGCGCGCCACCACGAACTTGCCCACGGGCAACGGTTCGCCCGTGGCCATGTTGGCCCCGCGCCAGACCAGCTCGTTACGGTCGTTGTAGCCGAACCATTCCGGCGGGCGGGGGGTGACCTCTGCCAGCCGCCACCAGCCGCCGTGCGCCTCCCAGCGCAGTTCCAGCGGCGTCATGCCGTAGAACGGCGCATCGAGCACGCCGGAGATGACGGCGGCCATGTCCCAGCGCTCCATGTCTTCCGTCAGCAGGTCGCACAGCTGGGCGGCGTCCGGCTGCGCATCGCGGCCCTTGCGCTGGCCGGGGGCCAGCGCGTAGTCGCGCCGGTTCAGCACCCGGTTCTTGCGGCCCAGCATGGCCGTTGTCACCTGGTCGTCTGCGGCAAGGTCGTGCAGCACGGCCACATCGTCGTTGCGGGCGCGCAGCACCGGATCCGGGTCCGGCAGAATGCCGAGGTAGCCCCCGGCAAGGGAAAGGAAATCCCCGGCCCGCTGGCGGGTTGCCAGTTCCGAGGTCAGCGCCTCGGCATCGAACGGGCGGAACGAGCCATCCGGCAGGTACAGGCCGCGCGGGCCTTCATTGGTGGGCATGAAAAAGCCTCCTGTCGCTTGGACAGGAGGCTATGCGATGGCTGGGGGGAGTGCCGGAGGTGGTGGGGGATATAGAGAAAAATCCGATAAGAAACGAACATGCACGGCAGATATGTACTGAAATATAAAAATAGCATACTGAAAATGCTTATTAAGTTAATATTGGAGCATCTTTTAAGGAATTGCACGTTGCGTGCTTTATAATGCATTGTGCGCACGGCTAATGTGGTAGAAATAAATCACAGATATGCAGTATTGTTTTTGTGTTTATAACGAATTGAATTTCCTCTTATTGTCACCATTGACAGCTACGCAAATATAGAATATTGAGATCATTGGTTTCAGCGCAGAACGATATCAATATTGGGTGACTAGGTGTGCTATTGATTGCTTCAATGCGTAACAGTTATAAATTACATTGCAAAGTGAAATAAATGCAAACAACAAACAAAATAATTTTTATATTTTTTTCATCATTATTCATACTGACAACGCCATTCATACTTTCCATCAGAGATAGCTTTATTCTTAATTATGTTACGTCAATAAATACAGGAGCGCTAGTTGTTTCAATGACGGCGCTACTGTCATATCTTAAAGACAGAGATTCATACATTCTGAGTTTAAGGTCATACGCTATTGATTGTTATGCGTCTGCAATTTTGGCAAAGAGAACAGTTTGTGCCGCAAAATTACAAGGCGCATCTGGTGAGCAAATATCGAAAAATATAATTTTCAATTCTGAACGATTCAAAAGCGACATACTGTCTCAGGCTAAATTTAATTTTATCATGTGCGAGTTAAACAATAAATACAAAAAAGCAACAGACGATATTTACTATATACAGCTTGTCTTGCGACTAGAGATATACCCAGAAATATGTAAAATGGTAAAATATGACAAAGACAACAATATGCACACAGAATTGTTGAACGACACTGAGCAAGCCATAACTGCATTAATGGGTAAACTTGATGCGTTCATAGGCATGACCGATAAAAACTTTGATGTTGGAGAAAAATGGAGCACGTTGAAGCCTCAAATAGAAAAGACACTTGCAAAAGGGAAAAAATTACCGAAACGCAATATGTCATTATAGCGCCAGCGCCCCATCGTTGCTGTGGGCGCACAAAACGTCCTTATTCAATGCCTCGGCATCGAACGGGCGGAACGAGCCATCCGGCAGGTACAGGCCGCGCGGGCCGTCATTGGTGGGCATGAAAAAGCCTCCTGTCGCTTGGACAGGAGGCTATGCGATGGCGGAGGGGGATACCGGATGTGGTGGGCGGTGTGGCAGGAATTGTGGCGCTAAAAAAACGTCTTGAGACCTGCGTAGCATTCTTGAACAAATCTTGTAAAAGAGTCTATTTTATTTTTTTGGACACTAGGCTTGAATTCATAGTATTTTATAAATTCATTCTTGACAAAAAATACAGTGCTGCTGTTTTTATCGTATAATGCTGTATTTTTATCACCAGTCATTATTATGTGTGCATGTTTTAGCTTATCAAGAGATTTATCTGTGAAATTTATTTCATATGCAGATGTGTCATTTTTTAATATGTCATATCCCTCCATCTGAGCCCCTTTAAATATTGACCATGCAGACATTATTAATGTGTACGATATAATTAGCACATGCATATTATTTCCGCATGACCGAAACGTTTTGATTGATATAAAAATTGATATAACCGTTACTAGTATAGTTGCAAAAGACCAAACAGACTTAGCATTGCCATCTATAAGCATTTTTAAAGAAAATATTATCCCTATAGCGAAAAATATAAACCCAATACTCCATATGAATTTAAAAATTACACCTGTAGAGTTTGTAGATGTTTTTTTAGATTGCCGATAATTGAAGTGATACATAAGGATACAAACAAAAAATATTTGAGCCGTACTCGAAATTCCTTTATAAATATTCGAGTAAGCTATGTCGTATAGTGAGAAAAACTCTAATACATTTGAAACATCAAACCATGACAACAGTGCATAACTATACCCTGATGATATTATTGCAGGTATTATTGCAAATATACTTATAAACGACACGACTTGAGTCAAATCCACTTTCGATGTCATGCAATATCCTCAAAATATTGTTCACTAAGAATTGAAAAAATGCATCGGGCTAAGTGTCCAAGCAGCGATAAAAGATCACCTTCTTAATCGTCTCCACTTCCCACGGCTCCACTGCCCCCAGTGTGGCCTGCGTATGCAGGGCCAGCGCCAGCGCCACGGCGGAATCCGCGTGGCGCTGGCCGTTGCCGCCACGGTTGCGGGTTTCCGGCACCCTGGGCACGCCGCGCACCATGCGCAGGCTGCGCAGATCGTCCTTCACGTCCGCATCGCGGGGCAGGACGATGGTGCGGTCTTCCATGCGCGCCTTCACGCGGGGCATGTGCTCACGATACCAGCCCTCCGATAACATCACCTCGGCCACCATGGAAGGCCCCCACGTCTGGCGGGCGTATTCGGCTAGGGCCTGCCCGTTGCCGCGCGCATCAAGGGACACGCCGCCCCAGCGGGGCAGTCCGTTGACGAGGTAGGTCAAAATCTGTTCCTGCGTGCGGAACGGGGCATCGCGCAGTTCCAGCAGAAACGGGGTGGCCATGGTCAGGTCCACCCGCTCCGTCAGTGGCCAGAACACCGAAAGGTCGCCGGATCGGCCAAAGTCGCCGCCCACATAGTGGTTGCGGTCCTTCGGCAGCATGGCCAGCAGCGGGGCCACGTGCTCTTCCAGCCATGCGGCCACCATGGCCTCCGCCTGCGGTAGGGGCACATCCACAAAGGTGTCCACCGGGGGCCGCCAGCGCAGCACCGGCACGTCCGCCGCCTGTTCGGCCATGCACCCTTCGATCAGCGCGCCGGGCAGCCATGCGCCGCCGCTACGCTTGGGGATGCAGAACAGTTCCTCGTCCGCGTTGTCGCCGTGCCGATGCACGATGTCCGCGCGCCACGCGGTTTCTGCCTGCGGCGACCACGGCGTACCGAGCTGGCGGCAAATGGCCCTGTACAGGCCGTGGTCCAGCGCATCGTCCAGCGTGGTGCGGTGCAGGGCATAGTCCCACTTACCGGCCCGGATTTCCTGAATGCGCTCGTTGAACAGGTTTTCCTCGCCATTGTGGGTGGAGATAACGCGCACCTGACCGCCCCACATCAGCAGGGCCATGGCCGCCTTCAGCACCTCCTCCAGGTCGTCCACGAAGGCCGCCTCGTCGATGACCACGCGCCCCTGCTTGGAGCGCAGGCTGCGCGCCTCTGACGGCAGGGTGACCACCTCGTGCCCGCTGGCAAAGCGGATGCGGTAGACCAGCACGTCGCGGTCCGGGTCGCCCAGCAGGCACAGCCCGTCCTCTATCTGCCCGGCCACCACGTTCAGGGCGCGCGCCCACCATGCGCAGTCCTTGATGAACTGCTCGGTCATGTCCATGTTGTAGGCGAGGTAGTAGGTGGATTGCCCGCCGTGCTCGCGCGCCAGCGATGCGGCCAGCACGGCGTCCAGCGCCTCTGCCCAGCTTGCGCCGATGCGGCGGGACTTTTCCCACCACTTCACGGGGTGCTTGTCGTCTATCCATGCGCGCTGGTAGCCCAGCAGGATGTCTGCGGTGTGGGGCATGCTGTCCTCACGGGAAAATGAAAGTTCCGGCGGGCAGGATGCCCGCCAACCGCGCAGCGGGAGCGCAGCCGGGACCGCGCTCCCGGCAAGTGACAGGCCATCCCGCACTGGACGTGCGGGGGGCCGTCGTCATTTGAGCCCCAACGCTTCGCGCAGGGTTTGGGCGATGTCGGCAGGGATGCCCCGCGTGCGCGCGGCTTCCGCCGTGTCCTCGTCTGGCGCGACGGAGCGTTCCAGCGTGGCCAGCAAATCAAGGCATCGTTGCACCTCTTGCAGGGCGCGCAAGTCCACCGATTCCGGGCGGGCCAGCAGCATGTGCAGGCGGCGCTCCACGGCGGTGCGCACGGCGGCCACGGCATCGGCCCGCGTGCGGATGGCGGGCAGCTCGCCCGTGGCGGCATCCGGCAGGGCCTGCCCCTGCCGGGCGGCCTCCGCCTCTTTCAGGGCCAGCGTTTCCAGCGCGGACACGGCAAAGGCGTTCTGCGCATCCGGCTTGTTCAGCAGGGCCTTCAGCGTCTTGGACCGGGCCAGCACCTTGTCGGCGCGGATCTCGCTTTCGGCCCGTGCCAGTTCCTCTCGCTTTGCGCGCCAGCCGTACCTGTCGGCCCAGCGGCACAGGGTGGAGACGGCCACGCCGGTGGACGCCGCCACGCCCTCGAAGGTCAGGCGGTCGGAGCAGTACAGTTCCTGCGCGCGCCAGACGGTTTCCGGTTCGTGCTCCCTGCCCATGGTGGCTCCCTGCTCGCTTCGGGACTAGTCGCCCAGTTCGCGGTTGAGGATGGCCAGCTTGCGGTCGATGCCCTGCAATTCGCCCAGGCGCTCGTGCAGGGCCATGGCCGCGTTCACCACCACCTCGCGGTCGATGGCGGACACTTCTTCCGCAAGGGGCAGCGCCAGGCGCAGCCGGTCGCGCAGGGCCTCGCAATCAAGGGCCACCCGCTGGCGCTGCTGGCGCAGTTCCACGCGCTGGCCCATGTACTGGGTGCGTTCGCTCATTTGTTCCCCCGTGCGGCCTGCCGTGCAGCCGGACAGCTCATGTTGTTTTCGATCAGGTTCACCACGCGCTCCATGGTGCGGGTGTTGCTGACAACCACGTCGGTCAGGTCGTTGGCCATGCGCTCGTACACCTTCACCAGTTCCACGTTGTCGCGGTAGTACTGGGCCGTTTCCTTCTGGTGCTCGCCCAGTTGGCGCAGCACGGTCTGCATGTCGGCCCGATAGGTTTCCAGCCTGCCGGACGCTTCTTCGCGCCGGTTGTCCGACTCGGCCTGTAGCGCGGCCACCATGGCGGCCACATCCTTGCGGTAGGTTTCCAGCAGCTCGGCCTGCTTGCGGCCACGCAGATGGTCGAGAACCAGCACGGTGATCAGCACGGCGGCAGGCCCGGCAAGCATGATGGCCACAAGGCCCGGCACGCCGAGCTGTTGCAGGATGCCTGCGATCACTTGCAGGGCCTGCACGAGTTTGGTGATGTCTGCGGGGTTCATCGACCCTCCGGAATCTGGCGTTTGTAACAGGCGAGCGCGGCTTCCAGCGCTTCGGCATAGCTGCGGTGGATGTCGTCGCGCCGCAGCAGCGCGTCCACGTTGGCGGGTGCGTCAAAGGGCGTGGCCCGGTCCACGGGCGGCAGCGCGGGCCGGGGCGGCGCGGCGCAGGGCTTTGCGCCCACCACCACCGGGGCCGGGGGCACCACGGGCACGGGCCGGGCCGCGCAGCCGCTACCAAGGGCGATTGAGGCGATCAGCAGCGGCCATGCGCGTGGCATCGTCCACAACCTCCTGACGCTCCGCATCGGTGCGCGGGCGGGGTTTGACGCTGGAAAGGATGGCCGCGCGGGCGGCGGCATCCGTGGCGGTCTTCTGTTCCCGCTCGATGCAGGCGGCGGCGTATTCCGCCTGCGCGTCCGCCGTGGCGTTGGCCTGCCGGGCCACGGCGGCCCAGCGGTTGCCCTCCGTCACGGCGGCGGCAAGCTGTTCCCGTGTGGTGGCGTGCGTGGCCTGTTCGGTGCGCAGTTCGGCCTGCACCAGGGCGCAACGCACCCCCACGGCGGCCAGCGCCACCAGCAGGGCCACGGCCACGGCGGCCAGCGCGAGCAGGCGGGGCTTGGGCGAAAGGAAGGCGGTGATGGCGTCGAACATCAGGAGCGCCCCCCTTCCGCCGGGCAGGAACCCGCGCCCCAGCCCGCCGCCATGTAGACCGGCTCCAGCACCCGCAGGATGCGCCGGGGATAGCCCCTGTTCTCTCGGAAGGCGGCACGGCTGCGGCCCGCGTTGACGGTTTCCACGCTGTCCCACCACACGTCCGGGTCCAGCCCCTGCGCGGCGGCCTTGCGCTCGTCGCGCGTCAGCCAGCCGGGGCCGCCGTTATACCCGGCAAGCCCCTTGGCCATGCGGTCGCAGGGGGTGGCGGCGCGCACCCGTTGCAGGATCCACCAGCCGTAGGCCACCAGCGCCCGGATGGCCCACGCGGGGTTGAACGGTGCGGGCTGGCCCGTGTCGGGCATGACCGTGGGCAGCCAGCGGGCGGTGCCGGGCATGAACTGGGCCAGCCCTTGCGCGCCCACGGGCGAAACCGCCCCGGCGCGCCATTCGCTCTCCTGGTGGATCTGCGCGGCAAAGGTGGCCACCGGCGCATCCATGCCGAAGCGGAACCGGGCTTCACGGGTCAGCGTGGCCCGATGGCGCTGGGCATCCGGCGGGATGGTGACGGCGTGGGAGATGGCGGGGAGTGCGCACAAAAACAGCACGCACAGGATGAGGGGGCGGAGTTGCCACGCAGGCAAGGAAGGCAAGCGGGCTGCATCGGGGCTGGACTCTTCCGTCCTGCCCCGAAGCAGGCCACGAAGCCTGACGCAGCATGCGGGGTAAGAACGTCCCCGCATCACAGGCCCAGCCCCACGGCCAGCATGGCCCCCAGCATCAGCAGCGCCCGGCAGATCATGCTCACGCAGGCCATGCCCACGGCCACGGCCAGCACGGTGCCGGGACCGACGGGCAGCGAAACGCCCATGCGCTCCGACAGCATGGCCCCGGCGCTGGCGGCAAGGGTTACCGCGCGGTCACCGGTCAGCCACTGGTCGGGGCGGCCATAGGGAAACACCCAGCGGGCCAGCCAGTAGCCGCCCACGCTGGCCAGCGTGAGCAGCGAGCCCTTGTACATGATGACGGGCAGGTTCTGCGGCGCGAAACGGGCCACGCCAAGCAGCAGCACAACGGCCAGCGCCATGCACCAGCCCATGCGCGGGGGACGGAAGCGGGGAAGTTTTCGGGGGGTAAAACGCATACGATCCTCCTTTTGGGGAGGATCTGCCACGTGGACGGAGCGTTTTCCGTAAGCTAGAAAGGTTATGTAAATAAATTGGGCTAGGATGTCGTTTTTGTCACAACCTTATCTGTGCAAACCTTAAAACAGGAATTTAATTATGAGCAGGATAATTACCACAGGCAACAAATTCCAGTTGTTTGGCATGTGGAGTGTTGATTATAGCGGGTCAACTAATGAATGGGTTTCTGGCGTTTATCAGCACAAAGAAGATGGCGGCGAATTGCACTTATTCGTAGAGAGTGACAAATACTTAGATATGTTTGATGCAGGGATGACATCAATACATGGCGCAACTGATTGCGGTCATTGCACACTCATTAATTGTTTTTGCAAGAGTATTAATCATGGAAAAATTGGTACATTGAACGATTTTCATGTAAATGGTGTTTTTTTGGGTGATCACTTACGCAGTCACGATAACAATAGGTTTTTTAAATGCTCATTTACATTTGAAAATTTCTCAAAATGGTTCAAAGTTGATGAAAGAAATAGCATCAAACATAATGAAAGTGGAATGACTCTTTCTATAGCAATGGGAAATTATATCTGGATGGATGTTGATGTATTAGATGATGTGAACATTAAGATAGTAGAATCGTCAATATTTCGTTATGGAAAGCGCCGCGCATCTTTGGATCCTCAGGTGCGAATCGAGATAGAATCAAGCAATCCAAAGTCATATGATTTTTTTTCTGACATCGTATGCAAAATACAAGGCCTGTTTTTGATTTTTGTTGGTGTCTCCATGATGCCAACAGATATTTCCTTATACGATAGCGATGGAGAATACGAAATATCACCCCCGCGCATGATGTATGCACCAGATGCAGATATTGGCAGAAGTGTTGTTTTTTTCACGGGCAAGGACGACTTGCGAACTGCTTTTGTGAATTTCTTTGAAAAATCGTTCGCAATTGACGGGATAATATCCAAGGCTAGAGAGGTTTTCTCCGGACGAACTATATACATCGAGAATACATTCTACAGAATAATCCAGTCCATAGAAATGCTTGAAAGGGAATTTTACAAAGGTGCATATTGCAATGACGATGAGTTCTTAACAATAAAAGAGAATATGAAGGATGCGATAAGCAGCATCAAGAACGAAAAAATTAAAAATAAATTTTTAAGCCAACTTGAACATGGCAACGAATTCTCTCTCAGAGACAAGGCAGCTAAATTAATAGAAAAAGTAATTTCAAACACGTCGTATGGGAAAATTAAAGATTATAAAAACTACATAAGGGATGCTGTTGAAATGAGAAATGAATTGACGCATCATTCAAAACCAGCACAAAGATCTTATACAATAGATAAATATATCGATGTCGCAAGCTTTTTTAAAAAGATCATGTGGGCAATATTATTACACGAACTAGGGTTCTCATGGGAGTTGATAGAACGCAGAGTGTTAAAAAACCCATTGTTCACAAGGATTTAATCCTCCCAATCTTCCATCATGGCCTGCACGTCCTCGGCGGGGACGCGCACGGGCGAATCCTTCAGCCGCCGCAGCCTGCCCTCTGCTATCCAGTGGTAGATCTGGCTGGCGCTGGCGTTCAGGCAGTAGGCCGCCTGGTTCACGTTCAGCAGGCGCAGCCGGGTCACCATTTCCTGCGGGGTGAGGGTGAAGGGCAGTTCCCTGCTGTACGGATAGCGGATGGGCAGCGGCGGCGCGAAGCCGTCGGGCCGGTTCAGGCTGCACCGCCGACCGCAGCCGATGCACAGGAACACGTCCGCCCGGTGGAACCAGTACGGCCCGCTGGTGCGCCGCGATGCGCCCGGCGCGGGCAACGGCGCGCGCGGGCAGCGCAGTCGCTCGTACACCGCCGCCTCCACGGTGCCCTGATAGGGTCGCCAGCCGTGCCGCACCAGCTTCACCACGTCATCTATCAGCGTCGCCATCCGTTTCCTCCGTCGATTGGCCCGCAAGGGCAAGGATGTCTCGTGTCTGCGCCGCGAACATGGGCTCGCAGCGGTCGCACAGGCCGGACCCGCGCGACAGGCAACGGGCGCAGGCGTGCCGGCGCAGGATGCGCCCGATGCTGGCCGCGTCGAGCCCGGCGGTGCGGGGTTGCCGCAATGCCTGCCGGATGCGCTCGCCCTGTCTGTCCATGTCGCCCGCGTAGCGCCCGGCCAGCACCTGATAGACCGTGCCGCGCGGCAGCCCCGTCTGCTTGCAGAACCGGTGCGGCGTTCCGTAGTGCTGCCGGATGGCCACATCGAGCGCCGCGCGTTCTTCGTCCGTCACGCGGTGGCCCCTGCCGCATCCTGCTCCCGCTGTTCCCTGGCCCGCAGGCGCGCTTCCAGATCCCTTGCAAGGGTGCGCAGGTTGCCCTCGTCGTCCAGCCAGCGGAACGCCTCCACGCCAAAAGCCCGCTGCACGCGGGTGTCCAGACTGGTCATGTCGTAGCCCAGCTTGCGCCACATGGCCGCGATGCCGCGCTTGCGGGCGGCCTGCGGCCCTTCGGGAATCTCGTACCAGTCGCTGCGCCGCCCGGCGGCCTTCACCTTGTACGGCTTGCCTTCACGTGGTGCGTCGCCGGACGTGAACCGCGCACCGCGCTGCGCCAGGTGGTCGCACAGGCGCACCAGCTCCGGAGCGGTCAGCTCGGCCCGCGATTCCTTGCCGAACAGGTTGCGCAACATCTCGCGCAGGGTGTCGGCATCAATGCCGAGCTGCTTCACGCCGATGGAAGACTTGCCCAGCAGGGCCTTGCGGTGGGCGGCGTTCGTTCTCATTTCGGGTGACACTCCTCGGCGGGCACCAGCACGGTGCCCCGCCCGTAAAGATGCACGGCCACGTACCAGCGCCCGTCGGCCCCCAGCACGGGGGCCTCGCTGGCGATGCGGGTCACGTCGTGCAGGGGGTATTCGTCGGTGCCGCCGGTGCGCACGGCCACAAGGCGCTTGCGGGGCAGGTGGTCCGGTGGTGGGGGCGGCGCGGCGTGGCGCAGATCCACGCCAAAGATGTGGTAGGCCAGCAGCGCGGCAATCTCGGCCACGGTCAGGAAGCGCCCGGTGCCGTGCAGGCCGTGGGGGGCGTCCAGCCACTTGCGCCCCATGCGCAGGCGGTACAGCCCCTGCGGGCCGCCCCATTGCGCTGCGGGAAAGAATTCCACGGTGCCCGACCCGATTGCGCCATTTTTTACGCAAACAGACGCGCATTTCTTGCGATGTTCGGCCATGCCGTTTCCTTTGTGCGGGGTGGCTGCTCGTCAGGCCCGGCGCGCCACCGCCGGGCGACCGCCCCGCCGCATGGACGGGGCGGTTTCGCATTCATCGCACCTTTTCCTTGTGCTTCGCGCCGCGCTGTTCCGGTTGCCACCAGTGCTCTAGACGCAGGGCCTTGCGCACCGCATCGGCGGGCAGGCCCGACGCCACCAGCAGGTGCCCCGCCTCTCGCCGGATGGTGCGCGTCACGTCGGCCTTTTCCCGCACGGCCCGCGCCTTGAATTCGGTGTTGCGGGACAGTTCCGGCATGTCGCCGGGGTCCAGGTTGGTGTTGCGCAGCACGCGCTGGGCGTAGAGCCGCGCGTAGCGGGGGATGTCGATGCTGTCGTGGGCCATGTCCGCCTCCGGTGCGTCAGGCCGCGCGCTCCACGTCCTCGCGCGCGATCTCGATGTAGAAGTCGTCGGTGATGTGCCGCTTCAGGCCCACCAGTTCCAGCTTCGAGGCGGGCCAGCCCGCCGCCACTTCCTTGTTGACCTCTTCCTTCACCCGGATGCCGTCGAGAAAGCCCAGCTCGCGCAGGCGTTCCAGCGTCATGGCCACCGTTACCCTGGGCACCTGCTTGAGCTTGGTGGCCTGCCGGAAGCCGACGACGCCGAAGCCGAGGTCGATGCTCTTGCGGTCCATGAACAGTTCGGCCTTGTTCAGCGTGGCCCACGTGGCCACCGCGTTTTCAAGGTCGGCCCGGCGGGCCAGCAACGGGGCGCTGGCCTGACCGGCGGCAGCCTTGGCCGCGTCGATGGCCGTGTTCATGTCCGTTTCGATGCCGGTCAGCTTGCGGTCGATGACCGCGATTTCCGCCAGTGCGCCTTCGGCCTGCGGGCGGTCGGCGATGATTACCGGGTTGGGCTTGCGTCGTGCCATCAGTGCGTCTCCTGCGTTTCGCCTGCCGTGTTCGCGGACCCGGCGGGCATGCCGGGCACGGGGAACGTCCGTTCCATGGTTTCAACCTGTCCGGCCGCCGCATCCAGTTCGTTCTGGATGCACCGGATGAGCCCCCACGTTTCCTCGCTGACCTGTCCGGCCAGCACGCCCAGCGCCAGCCGGGCATCCCTGATCTTGTCGGCCACCATGGTCATGCCTCCGTGGCGGGCGGGGCGTCGGCCCCGTTTGCGGTGGTTGTGATGGGAAACCGTGCGACAAGCACGGCAAGCTGTTGCTGAATCCTGCGCCGCGTGGCGGGGACGTCCGGGTCTTCCAGCAGCAGGATGCGGCAGAGTTGGGCAGTGGCGCGGCGTTCGGCTTCGTAGGCCATCGGCAGGTCAATGGGCGGCCACGGGGTTTCGCGGCGTTCGCGCCCGGCGGCGGTCAGTCGCCACAGGTTGGCGTTGCCGTCCTGCCCGTTCCGGGCGATGTAGCCTTCCGCTTCCAGCCAGCGCACGTACCGCCCCACCGTGGTTCGTTCCACGCGGGCAATGATGGCGATGTCCGCCAGACGCCACCCGGCGGTCTGGATGCGGATGGCCCGCCACATGCGCACGTAGCTTTCGCCCGTGCGGCGCGGTTCCACGCCGGGCACCAGCCGCCAGAGGCCCCGGTCCGGCTTGTCCACCTCGCCACGTTCCATCAGGGCGTGCAGCCGCCTGCGCAGCAACTGGCGCTGGCTTTCCGTGGTCAGGCCAAGGGCTTCGGCAAGCTGCGGCGTGGTGACGGATTCCTTGCCGGTGGGGCAGAAGGACCGCAGGGCGGCGCGCACGGCGTCCATGGCGTCGGTGCGCATGGCTACCTCCGCGCGGTGGGCAGCGCCGCCTTGACGAGGGCCGCATCCACCGTGCCGGTGTTCCTGGCGCGGGCGGCGGATTCCACCGACAACAGCAGGTTGTGAACCCGGCGGAAGTTGCCCCTGGCCTGCTTGTGGATGAGCGCGGCGGCGTCGGTGGTCAGGGCAAGGTCGGCCCCCTCCATGGCGTACAGGGCCACGTCCTGCGTGCTGATGCCGGTGAAGGCCACCCGGTATTCGTCGGGGATGCGGTCGTCGATGCGGCTGCGCTGCGACAGCTTGCCGGGCAGGTGCTGCTCGCCAATGAGCACCACCGGGCAGCCGGACATGTCGTGGATGTCGCGCAGGTCTTCAAGGCGGCGCAGATCCAGCCGGTCGGCCTCGTCCACGTAGATGGTCACGGGTTCGGCATCGAGGGCGCGCAGGATTTCGGCGCGGCAGCGGTGCGCGCCGTGGGGCCGCGCCTCCATCAGTTCCCAGCACAGTTCCTGAAGGAAGGCGTGCTGGGTCATGCCCTCCAGCACCCGCAGAAAGGCCCCGCCGTGCTGGGCGTACATGCTGTGCGCGGCAATGGTCTTGCCCACGCCCGCCTCGCCCCACACCGCCACCATGCCGGGGCGGCCACGTTCCGTGTCTTCCGCCTGTCGCAAGGCCCGGCGCAGGCGCGCCACGTTGTCCGTTTCGATGAAGATGCCCTTTTTCATGATGCGCGAGCCTCCATGGCCGCCATGCGCGCAATCAGGCGGCGTTGCTGTTCGTAGCGGGGCAGGGCCACCTCAAGGTATTCGTCCGACTGCTCGTACTCGGCCTTGAATGTGGCGTCGGCCTCGGTCAGGGGCAGGCCCTGAACCTCGGAAATCCGGAAAAGGAACTCGTAGCGGTCGAGCTGCGAGGCGAAGAACGACGGGGCCTCGTAGGCCGGGCGGGCCGCCATGCGGGCGCGGTGTTCGGCCAGCATGGCGTCGTGGGCGCGGCGCTCGTCATCGGTGATGGTGGGGGTGGGCAGTTCGCGGCGGGCGTGGGCCGGGATGGCGCTTTCGCCTTCGGGCAGGGCCGCCGGGGTGTCGCTGGCCAGTTGCGCCATGCGCTGCCGGTGTTCGGGAATGACCACCGCATCCAGCAGCGCCCGCGAACTGGCCCCGGCCAGCTTCTCTTGCTCGCGCCGGATGGCAAGGGCGTCGGCAAGCTGTTCGCGGTGCTCACCTTCGCCAAGGTAGTAGGCAGCGGGATGCAGGGTTTGCATCTCTCGCGCCTCGGCAAGGAAACGCCCGTCGGTGGCGTACACCAGCACGCTCTGCGGGCGCTGGTCGTCGTAGCGCACCACGACCGCGTGTTTCTTGCCGTACAGTTCCGGCGCGAAGTAGCGGCGGCCAAGCAGGCGCACCGTGCCGCCCCGGTCTATTTCCCGCACCTCGCGCGAGAGCATCCACAGGTTCAGCCGGTTCAGGTCGTCGGCGGTCAGGCCCGGCCCGCGCCCGGCACTGAAAATCTCGTGTGGAGTGCGCCCGGCAAGGTGTCCGCGCTGCGGACGCAGCACGTAGGCGTCGAAGAAATGGGCAATGGCCGCGTGCGTTTCCTGCATCGTCAGCGGGCGTCCGCCGAGGGCGTCGTACAACTTGCGGTGCATCGCCTCGCCCCGGTGCATGCGGGCGGGCTTGGTGTCGATGCTGCGGCCCGTGTACGAGGGCACCCAGTTTTCCAGTTCGTGGAAGGTGCCGAAGAATCGTTCGATGGGCTTGGACTGCCCGTGGTAGGCCCATGCGTGGATCACCTGCACGCCCAGGTCTTCGTACAGGCCCACGATCCCGGCCTGCCGGAAGTCTGCGCAGCCCTTGAAGTGCCGGGCGCGGAACGCCTTGCCGTTGTCGAGGTAGGCGATGCGCGGCACCTTGCCGAGGCGGATGCAGGCCCGCCGCAGGGCGGCGCTGATGCTGGCCGTGTTCTCGGTGGGCATCAGTTCCCACCCCAGCGGGTAGTTGCTGGCCCCGTCGAACCACAGCACCATGGTCATGCGGCAGGGCTTGCCCGTGTCCGGGTTGGTCGTCTCGAAGTTCAGGGTGTGGCCGTCGGCGATGAGGATGTCGCCCACCTCCACCAGCCCCCAGTTGCGCTCGAACCAGATGGCGGCCTTGTCGTTCCATGCCTTCTTGCGCTCGCGGATGAAGGTCCATTCCGCATGGCAGTCGCCCATGTACTGGTTCAGGAAGCGCCGGATGGTGGCAGGCGACGGCACGTGCAGCCCCTCGGCCTTGCAGAGCCCGGTTACCTGATTGCAGACGTAGCTGATGGCGGGGTTGTTGATGTGCAGCGCCTTGCCGAGGATGATCTGGCGGTGCCGCTCGGTGAGCAGCGACTTGCCCCGGTGGGCAAGACCGCGCTTGTCCGCGATGGCCATCAGGTCGCCCGCGCGGCGCTGCTGCACCTTCCAGCGTTCCAGCGTCTTCCAGCTGACCGGCCCCACCGTGGCCAGCAGCTGCGGCCACGCGCCGCCATCGTACGCGGCAAGGAAGTCCGCCCGGCTCTGCACGGACTTGCCGTGCCTGCGCAGCCAGTCGAGGTACAGGCGCACGAGGTCCAGCCGGGCAAGGGCCTGCTGGCGGCGCTTGGGGTCGAGCGGGGCGGGCGCGCCGGGCAAGGTGGACGGGGCGGATGGGGTGGACGGGTGGTCCGACGCGGCAGCCGCCACGGCGGTGCGTTCTTCCGCCATGCGCACGGCCAGCGCCGTGCCTTCCGGCATGGAGACGACCAGCCATTCGTTGCCGCCGCCACGCCCCGGCCTGCGCCGGGCCTGCCAGCCTTCGCGCCGGGCGCGCATCTGGACGGCGCGGTCGGTGACTCCGAGCGCGGCGGCCAGTTCGCCTGCGGTGTATGCGTCCTTGAAGGTCTTCATGGTTCGGCCCTGCTGGTGCGGGGGGCGCTACGCGGCGTCCTGCCGTTCGGGTTGGGTCAGGGGTTGCGGCTGGGCCAGTCTGCGCGGGTCGAACAGGTACTTTTCCGGCACGCCAAGGTCGCGAAGCGCGTCGAGCACGCGGGGGCTGTGCAGTTCGCCGCGCACGGTCTTGGCCACGGCTTCGCCAGACAGGCCGATGAGGGCGGCAAGGCTGCGCATGGTGTGGTTGCGCCGCCGCAGTTCGCGCTTGATGAAGTCTGAAGCGTCACCGCGCCGGTGGCCGCAATCGGCTCTGGTCATCATAGGGTTTCCTCCAGTTGTCTCCGGCGCTTGCGCGCCAGTTTCTCTTCCTTCACGGCCCTGCCGAAGTGCGCATCGCGCAGGACTTCGGGCGTGAGGATGCCCAGCCCGAAGGTGCGCAGGATGGCTTCCAGCGGGCCGAAGTCGCCGGTGGCGTGGCAGAAGACCACCACCGCCAGAAGCGAGGGCGTGTGGTCGCGGTCGTGCGGGGCCAGCCACTTGTCGAGCAGGTCCTTGGAAATGACCCTGGCGTTGCCCCGCGTAAGCCTGAGGTTGTGAGATCTGGCGATGGCGTTGATGCGGTCGACGAGCAGCTTCCGGCCTTCCGCGCTTTCACCTGCGGCGCGGTTCATGGCCGCGCGCACGGCGGGGATCACGCCGGAAAGATTGGGAGTGCTGTCGTCGAAAAGGGTGAGCTGCCGCAT